ACACCGACTTGTAACGCCTTTTTGATTATCTCCTCTATCTTATTATAAGATTCAAATTCACCACTTTGGATTATGTTTTCAACAATCTTAAGTTCCCTTTTTAAATTTTGTTGTTTACAAAAATTAAGTGCGGTGTCTTTTACATACGGAGCCTCTCTTTCGTCTTTTTTTAAGTTTTCTAATGTGTCAGTGTGTATCCTATTATTACTACTTTCGGCCATGATTTTTTGTGCCACAGTATTGTAATCGGGAATTGTGTTATATGTTTTATACAATTCCTTAATGTTTTCCATTATATATCTTAAAGAAACATTGTCAAAATATTTACTATCTAATACATCTATAATAGTCTCTCCATATTTTTTATCTTCAATAATAGATTTAATTAATGATTGTTGAAATGATAATCCTAAGTAACCAAAATTTTTTTCTTCCATAATAAATTTATATATATTTTATAGTTCGTATTGCAAATATGTTGTTTCCAATTCCTTAGATGATAAAATGTCAGTTAGGTCTGACAAAATTGTCTTAAGTTTTGGACGAATATCCACCGTATACCTAACTTTTGGGTGATAGTAATACGCTGGAAATATTCTTGAAATAAATACGTCGTCACCAAGCTTAATTTCTAATAAAAAATGTTCTTTTTCGGCAACTTTTGTTTCTTCCACAACCTCAGAAGATAGGAAAAATTTTTGATTTTCGCATAGGTAGTTAGAACTTTTTATTTTCAAATCTTCTGAAATTTCCTCACAAATATTTTTTACATAGTAGTGAAGGTCTAAGGATTTCCTCGATTGTTGTACGTGATCTTTAACATTGAAATATCTTTGACATACAATGTTATTTTCAAGGGTTAATAAAAATTCAAACTTTGTTACGTTTTCTTGATTAGTCATTGTTTTTGATTTTAATTGGTTTTTTATTTTTTTCTTTTCTTGTTAATCTTAAAAATGGATTAAAAAAATTTATGAAAGCATCATCCGATTTTGGTAGTATTTGAAAGAGACCGTCTTCTGACATCATTTTCATGGCGTTTTTGTAGGATCTACCCTCTTGGTCTAAATTATCGTTAATTAACGCATTTATGGTTTCTTTTGCGTCGTCTGTTAAAAATGGTTCATCTAAACTAACAATCTTATTATTGATATAAAAAAACTCATCTCCGTAGACCCCATGTTTAGTTACACCAGTTAAGAGATTTTTAACTAACCAATTATTTTTGTCTTGTTCAAATAATAAATTTGATTTTTCTTTAATATCATTTAAACTAATTGGTTTATCTTTTATTTCAGGAAACAATGATAAAAGTCTTTTTATACCCATATTTTTTATTCCTGATATGTTGTCAGATGGATCACCACATAACATTTTAACAATTTTTACATTCTCAATACATATCTCTTCATGATCGTACATAATTTTATCATGATTTTTATAAAGTTTTTGATGACTCGGATTGAATATTTGAGTATTGTCAGAAACTAATTGAGTGAGGTCTCCGTCAGCTGAATATATTATTTTTGATTCGGATGTTGAATTTTGAACATAATAGGCAATACAATCATCAGTTTCACAAAACTGAAATTCACCTTGCCTTACAAATAATTCTTCTAAGTATTGTTTTACTCTTTGTCTTTGGTATTGGTATGAATTGAGTTCCTCTTCGGTTCTTATACGAGATCTTCTATTTTCTTTATATAGATGATATATTTGTTTTCTCGTCTTTGAACCTTCTTCTCCATCCCAAAAAACAACTATTTTGTCTAAATGGTATGTCTCAAACGCTCTACGAAGAGTATTAATAAAATGATAGATTGCTCCAATGTGCTTTCCCTTGTAGAAATGATTTTTGAGACCGTAGAAACCAATCGTGAGTAGATTATCTCCATCAACTAATAATACTGACATTTATTAAATTATTCTTCACATTACTCTTCCTCTGTTACAACTTCCATTTCTGTTGCGTCTGTAACATTAACGCCCAACATCTTACTAATATAATTTCCGTGTTCTGATTTATATTGTTCGATACTCTTTTTTTCTTCACTATCTTCTTTACCTCTCATAAAATCATGTGCGGTTACCAAAATTCTACCATCTTCATATCCTAAACCATTTACGTGGTTTTTCATGATTGAAATTTTAGTTCTTGTTGCAATTTTAACTTTTCTCTTATCTTTTGTAATAGAGATTTTAGTTGTTCCCGCACCCTTTTGATTACCGAATAGAAATACAAGAGTTGAATTTAACCATATTGCCTCTCCACCCTTTGCCTTAATTTTTGGTTGACCGAATGGATTGTCGGGAAGTTCAACCCAAGGTTGATTTACAATAATCAAACTGTTAGTGTATTTTTTATCTGATCTACGAGAACCTGAAATTCTTTGGTTCAACCCCATTCCAATTTTATCTGCCAAAACAGATGCGTTATGTTGTTTACCACCTTTACCATCGTATGTCATCTTACATGGTACAGATCCAACAGAATCCCAAAGGAAAAGAATATCGTGAGGTATTTCACCTTTTTCTTGAGCATCTAACACTTCATTTATGAAATCAGTAATTTGCTCGATATATTCAAAATCACTATTGAATAGATAAAAATCATCTTCTTTATTGAATCCCATTAACTCGGCATGATCCCAACTCCATTTTTGTTCGGTAATGATGAACACAGGTAATATACCTTTCTTTTGTGCATCTACTGCCGATTTAACTAATGCGGTTGTTTTACCTGTATCACTATGTCCTAAAAACATATTTAGATGACCCATTGCCGGACCTGGTATACCTGTTGCATCCAAAAACGCGTCACCCAAATCAAAGAAACGATCAGGTTTATATTCCGCCTCTTTAGAGAACTTTTTCTTTATTGAACTAAAATCATTTTTCTTAATTGCCATAATATAAAATTTAAAAAAATGGGGCCTTTGACGTTATCTCCGAACCCCGTTGGTTTTTCACCAAATTAAAATGGTAAATCATCATCAACTTCTGAATCCTCTTGTGGATCTTCGATATTTGTTTTAGATGACGTAATAGTTTCTTCTGACTGAGAATTAGATACCCATTTTTTAGCATCTGAATCCCAACGAGGAACTTCACCCTTTGCAACCATGTCAAGATATTCTTCTGGTTTCTTAGAGTAAACATCAGACCATACCAATTCATCATTAACCCAAGAATTTGAAACAGATGAATCTTCATGAAGTGGAGATGCATCTTCAGGAATAATTGAATTAATTGTGGTATATTCTTTACCTGTTCCTGATTTAGTAAGTGTTAAGAATAATGTAAGATCTCTACCTTTTTGAGGATCGGTAACATCTCCTTTCTTTTGGAAAATAGGGAAGATTTTATCCAATACACCATCTTGTTTTGCGTTGTGTTTAAATCTCCAAAATTTAACACCATCCGCTTCGTGGTCTCTATCAATTACTTTAACAATATAAAACTTACGAGAACGATACTGACGAGCAAGTTCTTTATCTGATTGAACTCCTGTCATTTCAAGACTTTCTTTTACTTCATTCAACGGTGAACGTTTACCCTCTTGTTTTGGATCATAGAGTTTAACCCATTTACCATCTACTTGAATTTCATGAAAATAAACCTCTTTAAAAGGTGAAGATCCATCAGGTGTGGGTAGGATACGAATTCGTCTTTCTTCTCCTTTGGATCCCTTAGGAAGGACTGTGGTGAAGTATTTCTTCATCCTGTCTTCTTGTGAAACTTTGTTTGCGTTACCGCTTGCGGCTTGTTTGTTTTTTTCGTACTGTGCAAGTACTGCATCAAATGTTGACATAAAAATTAAAATTTAAATTAATAATAAGTTATAGATATAATATAGATAAAAAAACCCGGAAAGAAAATTCCGGGTTAACTTTTTTTTAAAATATTTTTACTCTAAAGTAAGTAGGTACTTTAATTTCTGCATTGCACCTAACATTTCATCTCTTAGATTTAATAGGTTTGTATCTTTGGGGTCAATTACATCCGTTAACTGAACTAAAGCTTGACATATGGTTTCAGCCATTTGTGAAGGTTTTGCTTCGGATAAATTAATTAAGTTTATAACTTTAGTTTCATCATCTAAAGTAAATCTTCCATATTGACCCATTGATTGTTCAACAAACTCATCCATTAAGTCTTCAATTGTTGATCTAATATCTGCAAATGCTTCGTGTCTCGCATAACCTTTGGTTTGCCAATGAAACACTTTTAATTGTGCGAGTAGTCCTAAAAATAAATTAACATTAGTATTTAAATTCATCTGATTCTAAATCTGGATTGAAAGTTTGTGTTATTGATTTTGAATAATTGTCCACATCATCTTTGGTTAAAACGTACTCATTTTTACCCGTCATCTGCATTTCACCTTGTTTTTGTGCAAAAAACTCTTGTGGTTTTTGATTAAACGGATATGAATCTAATGATCTTAATTCAAGTTTTTCTTGAGGGGTTTGTGGTTTCATTTCTTGAACTTTAGATCCTAATTCATCTATTTTAGCAATAACTGAATCCATTTGGCTTAATTTATTTTCCAAATCATCCAATTTTGTGAAAACAGCATCCATTTGACCCATCACATTATCATTATTTTGTCTGTTATCATCTATGTCTTTCTTGATACTTTTAGTCATATTAACTAAATCAGTAATATCAATTTCTTCTGTATCACCCGCTGCGGTATCGTCCATAGGTGCTGATGGTGGAGGTACTCCTGCATCTAAACCACCTGCGTCAGCAGCAGGGGGAGGTGGGGGTACGTCTCCTCCTAACGGAGCATCTGCTGGCGGTGGAGGAGGTGGGGGAGCGTCTTGTTCCATTACCAATTTTTTGGTATAATTGTTAATTTCTCTGTAACGCTGTAATTCTTCGTGTAATTTTTGTTCTAAGTTCATAGTATTAATCTTGTAAAAGTTGTCTACCGTCTTCGGTAATATATTTTTTATTTATTCTTTCTACGATACCATCTTTTGATCTAATAATATAACATTCACCGGTCTGTAAATCACAAACTTCTTGTGACATACTATCATTAGAAACAACTTTATATTTCTTTGGATTCAAAAATTGATCCAAAGAATTATGTATATTGTTATTATTCATAGTTTTTTATTATAAATATCTAAATAAATGTATTTTTCTATACAAGTTTGAAATAAACAATATTACCATCATCTAAACCTAACTCGTACATTAGTTCTTTTGACATTGATATCCCATATGTTCCGGTTGGTCCTATATCTATAGGACCTTGAAATCTTCTTACGCCAGCATCTTCATCAAGTTGGAAATCTGAAACGAGAGTATATGATTTTCTATTTTGTGGATTATAAAATTTAGTATTCATTCCTAAAATATTATTTGCGGTTACTACACCACCTAATTTAAATTTAGTAGAATAAACCATTTTACCAGAATTTTGAACATCACTCCACAATAATTGTTTTGGTTTTATAATAGTAAATGGTGATGTTTCAGTTAATCTGTTTATTAGTGCCATTTGTGTATTTGGTGCTATTGAATAATTTGGTCCTCCCATCATTACTACTGACGCCCTTAACCAATCTTCTTCATTATCATGTTTTACCATTTGTATATACCTTTCATTATTAAAACCATTGAAAGGAACACCATAAGGGGTTAGGGATGATTTGGTTACAAAAGTCTCATTTGGTAATTCTTTTATTATATCAACTGTATAGTTTATACCATCTACTGTGATATTTTTTGCTGTTGTAAGTTCTGTTTTACTATTCGCTTCAACTCTACTTACCGCCTTTTTTAGAAGTTTGTCAAAAAATATTCTATAACTTGATAAAAATGAATCTTTTGGATCTGGTAAGTTTGTATATGGTATTCTTGTACCTTTAAATGATGTGACAATATTATTGTTACGTATATTATGTGAAACTTCTGTTATCCAATACGTACCTCTAAACATGGGTACATTTTTTAAATAGAAAAACATTGTGGGTTGAATCATAACATTTCCCATACATGTAACAGAACAAGTATAAGATGCAGTCTTATAATAGTCATATAAACTAACATCAACATTGTGTGTACCTG